CCCCTTTTCTATCCCCTGAAACCTGAAACCTAACACCTGCCACCTGCCCTCCACCATATATCACCCCATTTTCCTAAATTCAAATTGTAAAAATCATTAAGGCGGCGATGGGCTTCATCGGCTTTCAATGAACACATACCCGCGCCATCACCCGCTTCACCTATTCAATATCAAGTACTTAACACTTTTATAATGATAAAAAAGCCTGTCCTTTCCCAATATATCCCTACCTATTACCTTTGCCCAATAAATCCCCAACCCTTATGAACAAAGTTTTTTTAAAGGACGTACTGGCTGAAATGAGAAAACTCGATGAGCGCAAGAAGCCAATACCCTTCAGCATAACCGTACGCACCTACAACAAGCAAAACAGCTTTGGCGGCAAACTCTGTACTTACACCGGCGCAACCCTTATGCAGCAACCGCGCAACAAGCAAGATTTTGAAAAGAACCCCAACCACTGGCAAAACAAAACCCGCAATATCAAACTCAGCGACGGTACTATAAAGAAAATTTGTATCCTCTTTATCGTCGCTTTCAACGGAAAAGAAGTAATCTATTAATTAGCAAATGAATATAGTAAGCAAAAAAGATTTATCCGATAACTACGGAAAACCTGTATTCTATTTTACAAAGTTTTTCCCTGAAGGATACAAACCTCCTGAAAATATAATGAAAAGAACAGCCAATGAAGAATATCAAGGGAGTATCTTTTTCAGTAAAGAAACTGCTAACCGTATTCTTTCATTAGATGTGTGGAAAACGTGTATATATCCATCTATCTATCTGCTACGCGACGGCTTCTGTTACAATATCGATTGGAACGATAGCGAGTATATTGAAGTAACCAAACGTGCAGGCTATCAAATGAATGTACTACAAATGGTATCAATTATTATTAACGACTTTGGTTACACTTACCAAAGTGAAAAATGGAAATAATGAAACAATTAGACAAAGATTTTTATATGCTTTCAGCCGCCAAAACGGCTGTTATTTTCGGCTCTGATAAGCAAAGCCTTTCCACCCCCAAAACGCAAAAAGATTCAAGCGACACCGATAAGTTCGCCGCTTGGGGCGACAATAACCTATACCCACAAGAGTTCACCAAGAAACTCAACAAAACGGGCGCGGCTATTGGGGGCTTGGAGGTGCTCATCTCTGCCCATTACGGCTTGGGCTTCCGCCTCTACCAAGATGTAGAAACTGAAGAGGGCGTAACCACTCGCGAACGCCTGCGCTCGGCTTTCCCCGATATTGATAGCTTCTTCAAAACCTGCCGTTGGGACGTAACAATGGCAGAGATTATTGAAGATTTTGAAACCTACGGCATTGCCTTTGTCGAATACCTACTCGCTCCCAATTCCGACAAGATTGTATCTATAAAACGTCAGCAAGCCCCACACTGCCGCTTAGGCGTGCCCAACAAAAAAGGCTTTGTCGATAAAGTCTATATCAATACCACTTGGGGCGACACCCTCAACGAGGAACTAACCGTAGAAGTACCCTTTTTCTCCGATATTCACAATGTCGAAACCCTCAAAACCTATTGTAAGGAAAAGAAAATCGAAAAGTTTATCGTACCCGTAATGCGCACGCTTACTACCGAAAAGAATTACCCCAAGGTAAAATGGCATAGTTCCTTCTATAATGGTTGGGTAGATGTAGTGCTTTCCGTGCCCTCGTTCAAAAAGTATATGTTTGAAAACCAATTGAACCTAAAGTACGTGATATACATCGCCGATGATTTTTTCCTTCACAAATTTGGGCGCGAGGAATGGCAAGAAATGCCACAAGAAAAACGCGAAGCCGCCCGCCAAGAAACCATTAAGGCAATCGACGATCATATGAGCGGCAACAAAGCAGCGGGGCGTTCGTTCGTATCACCTTTCTTCCGCGATAGCAACAACAATCTTATCAAAGGTATCGAGGTAATCCCTATCGACGACAAGATTAAGGACGGCAACTTCTTGCCCGATGCCAGTGCGGGCAACTCCGAAATACTCTTCCCTATGGGGGTAGACCCTTGTTTGCTGGGGGCAGGCATACCAGGGGGCAAAAACCTCAGTGGTAGTGGTAGCGACAAGCGCGAGGCGTACACCATTCTCTCCACCCGTATGCCTGTAAAGCGATTGCGCACCCTCGAAGTCTTCGAGCGTATCCGCGATTGGAACCAATGGGACAGCACCCTATATGGCAACTTCCCCAATATCAACCTCACTACCCTCGATAAAAACCCCAACGGACAACAAACAATAGTGAATTAAAATGGCAAGCAACAACACTACATCACAACTTACGATACGTATCAACGGTAAGGAGGTAGAGAATACTTTTACTGCCTTAAATCGCGAGGTGCGCACACTCTCTCGTGAACTTCGCAACCTCACTCCTGGTACTGAAGAGTTCCAACAGCGTGCAGCGCAATTGCGTGAGGCACAAGCGCACTTCAACCGTGTACGCGATGAAATAAACCAAGTGAATGGGGCTATTACCCAAACGGCTACCAGTACTTCACGCTTTGGCGACATCGTGCGCGGGGTATTCACTGGCAACCTTATCACGGGCTTCTTTTCTTCTTTTGTGGGTAAAGCCCGCGAATCGGTGGACGAACTCCTCAAAGTATCCGACCTGATGACGGGCGTAGAGAAAACCACAGGGCTCGCCTCCGATCAGGTACGCGAGTTGTGGAACGAGTTCGATGAACTCAATACCCGCACCTCCAAGCAGGAACTGCTCAATATCGCCCAAATAGGCGGTCGCTTGGGTATTACCGATAAAGAGCAAATCAAAGAGTTCACCGAAGAAATCGATAAGATATACGTTGCCTTGGGCGACTCGTTCCAAGGCGGTTTAGAAGAGGTAACTACCAAGGTGGGCAAACTCAAAAACCTTTTTGAGGAAACCCGTAACCAAAACTATGGCGAAGCCCTCAACGCCATTGGCTCTGCCCTCAACGAACTGGGGGCTAATGGTAGCAGTAGCGAACAGAACATCACCGATTTTGCCACCCGTATAGGGGCATTGCCTGCGGTGCTAAAACCCTCCATCGAAAAAACATTAGGGCTTGGGGCTGCTTTTGAGGAAAGCGGTATCGATGCCGAAGTGGCTTCCAGCGGTTACTCGCGCTTTATGAGCGTGGCGGGTAATAATATCGCTGTTTTTGCCAAACAGATGAAACTCACTACCAAAGAAGCCTCCGAACTGTTCAACACCCGCCCCGAAGAGTTCTTTTTGCGCTTTGGCGAAAGCCTCAAAGGCTTAGGAGCCGAACAAACAGCGGGCGTACTTAAAGGTTTAAAACTCAACACCCTCGAGATACAGAAAACCCTCGGTACAGCAGGCGACAAAGCCGACCGCTTCCGCGAACTGATGAACCTATCAGGACAAGCAATGCAGGACGGCACTTCTATACAGAACGAGTTCAACAAGGTGAACGAAAATACCGCTGCTATATGGGAGAAGATCAAAAAAGTATTTGCCGAAACCTTTACTTCCGACACTATGGCGCAATGGTTCGGCGGACTCATCAAGCTACTGGGCTGGCTCACGGGGGTAACCTCCAAAGCAGGCGATGGCGTGAAAGTCTTCCGCGACCGTATCGCCTTTTTAGCAAAAGCCATAGTGGTATGTACTACCGCCGTAGTGAGCTACCGCGCTGCCGTCTATCTCTCTACTGTTACTACTAAAGCCGCTTGGCAACAAACCATCTTGTACAATGCTGCTATGAAAGTAGCAAATGCTACTACCGCTTTGTGGAAAGGAACTGTATTGCTGCTTTCGGCTGCCAAGGCAACACTTACAGGTAATACTATTAGAGCAACAGCCGCAATGCGCACTTTCAACCTCGTTACCAAAATGAACCCTTGGGGATTACTATTAGGAGCAATAACAGCTGTAGTTTCCGCTCTTGTGTTGTTCTCCAACAAACAGAAAGAAGTGAATGTGCAGCTCAAAATACAGAACGATGCTATCAAAGAAGCTAATGTACAAACAGCAGCACAAGAACATCATTTGCGACAACTCCTCAAAACAGCTAACGACACCAATAAGAGTTATACTGAACGTAAGAAAGCAGTAGACGAACTGAACCGACTTGTTCCACAATACAACAAACAGCTGACTGTTGAAACGGCTAACACTTTGCAAGCTAAAAACGCTTTAGATAAATACATCGAAAGTATCAAAGCGGCTGCACGTGAAAAGTATTTAAAAGCCCTTGTCGACCAAAAAGCTGAAGCCCTCGCCAAACAAGAATATTCATCATTAGAAGAAAATATAGCTTGGTATGAACGTGCACTGAATGGAATGAAAAACTTTGGCAATCCTATCGCGGCAATGAGTGATGATATAGTAACAGCTACTAAAAACAAAGTTCAAAATGTCAAAAAAGCAAACGACGAACTGAAAGCTGCTACCGATCTTCTTCTTAAACAACAAGAAGAAAACGCAAAGAATGGTGTTGTTGTTACTGATGATAGCGTTACTCCTATATCTCCTGCTGGTGAAGGAACAAAAAAACAGTCCAAGGACTACGCCGATGAGTACCGCAATGCTAATAAGGCGCGCTTAGCAGCCGAGCAGGAACTCCAAAAAGAAATTACGCAAGGCTTGGAGGAAAGCCTCGACAAACAGTTGGCTCTTACCGAGCAAAAATATAACGACAAGCGGTTCAAGCTACAACAAGAAAATGCCGACTTAGAGCAGGACATTCTGAAGCTAAAAACAGAAGTGAAAGGCAATAATGACCCAAATCTGCTCAAAACAATCCAAGAAAAACGCAAATTGCAAGAACTCAACAAGCAAATAGCTGTTGAATATGAAAAGCAAGAACAAGCTGAACTCACTCAAGTACGCGAAAAACACGCTGCCAAAGAGGTAGAGCGTACCCTCAAAGAGATGAACGACTGCCTTGCCATTAAGAAACGCGAAAAGGCAGAGGAACTCCTCCTTATTCAGGATTTAGACACCGCCAAAGAAGCTCTACGCGGACAGATTTCCGATAAAGAACTATCGCAAATCAAAACCTTAGAAGACGCTAAAAAAGCCCTACGCCGCAAAGCCGATGAAGAAATCTTAAAAGAAAGCCTCGCCAGCTTTGAGGAACAAAAGAAACTCCTAATGGGCTACCTGCAAACCGTTACTGGTGAAGCCAAAGATAAACTTATAGAAGACATTCAGAAGGTAGAAGAGCAGATGACCAAGGTTAAAGAGCACTTGGATAACTTAAATACCAAAGAGGTAGATAAAGCAGCAGGCTCAGAACTCGAAAGGGTTGATGTATTAGGTTTTACTGCCGCCGAATGGGAAAATGTTTTTGCCAACCTCGATAACGTGCACGCGCGCTTCCGAGCGGTAGAAATGGGCATAGGGGCAATGAACAACGCATTTAGTGCTTTTAGCCAGTTGCAGGAAAACCTCAATGCACGCGAGCTTTCCAAATATACGGCTAACCAACAGAAAAAAAAACAAGCCTTACTTGACCAACTCAACCAAGGGTATATTTCTCAGGCACAATACCAAAAAGAAGTACAACGCCTTGATGAGGAAGCAGAAGCCAAGAAGAAAGAACTTGCTATCAAGCAGTTTAAAGCCCAAAAAGCAGCTAATATGCTCAACATCATTGCCAATACAGCTATGGCGGTAATGCGTGCCTATTCAGATGCAGGACCTTTGGCAGGGACTGCTTTGGCGGCTATAGTAGGTGCAATAGGTGCGGTACAATTAGGGATTGTAGCAGCACAACAGCCCCCCAGCTATGCACAAGGAGGTTATACCAGAGGTTTGGGCTTTACCGATGAAACAGGGCAAGAGGTAGCAGGGGTAGTTCACGGAAAAGAGTACGTAATACCCGCAATGCTCCTCTCCGACCCGCAAGTCGCCCGCGTTACTGAGTGGATAGAAGCCAAACGCACGGGCAAGGCGCAAAACACCTACGCTACTGGTGGTAATGTATCGGCAGTGTCGGACGAACCTTCAACTTTGGCAAAGTCCGAAAGTTTATCAAAGTCAGAAACTTCTATGAGCGAACTCAAGCACACCCTCACTCAGCTCACCGCTACCCTCGACCGCCTCGAGAAAAATGGCTTAGACGCCTACGTGATTGCCGATGCTAAAAACGGACGCGAGATGCAGCGCGCTATTAAAGAATACGAGAACATCAGAGAAAAAAACAGACGATAATGGATATAACAATACCACAAACTTATGAAGAACTCAATGAGCAGCAACGAGAGGCGTTGTGCAGGATTCTATTAACATTGGATAACACTGAAGAAACGCCTTTGCGCATTGTGCAGCTACTACTTTGGCATTTGCCCAAGCGTACCCAACAGCAGTTATTGCAAGAAGTCACTTTCACTACGTTATGGCAATACGCCGAGCCTTTTCTCTCTACCGAAAAGCTATACCATTTCCCATCCCTCTCCTTGGGAGAGGTTATACCTCCTGCCCCTCGTTTGGCAAATCTTACTATCAAGCAGTTTTCCGTAGCCGATAGCCTCTATTATCGTTTGCGCCTTTCGCAGTACCAGGACGAGTTGCTCTTGCGCCAGTTGGTAGCCTCGCTCTACAATCTTCCTGACACGCCTTTTGATGTGCTGAACCTCCCACAAGTAGCCGAGCATACCGATAAGGCAGATATAACTACCGCCTACGAGGTAGCGTTTGCTTACACCTGTTGTAGGGAATATATCATCAAAAGGTTTCCAAAGATATTCACGGCTAAAGACGAAAAAAAAGAGACAAAAGACGAGGGTTCGTCATTCGTCTTTCGTAATTCGTCATTAAAAAGCTATACGCCCTTTTCAAAGATTATCAGCGTAATGGCAATGGATAAGCATCAGCCGTTAGGCAACTGGCACCAGTGCAACGCCACCCGCGTGTATGATTTCTTTGAAGTCCTTACCGAATCTATATTACAAGCAGAACAGCAAGAAAAAAATAATTAATATGTATCTTCAGTTAAAAAAATATTTTTCCGATTTAGCAGACCAGAATGTTCATATCAAGGACAAAGTGGGGTATTTCTCTCGTGAGATTGCCGAAAAAGAACGTTCGTTTAATGGGATTGCTTCGCCTTTTTTGGCTATTTACGACTATGAATTGGGGTTAGACGGTGGCGAATTGAATACTATGGGTAGGCGTAAACTTACGTTTTCGATTATCTATGCGAATGCGCCACACGACAATTTCGAGGCGCAGCAGGAGCTTATCAGTAAGGCTGAATCTATTGCGTTCCAGTGTTTGGCGCGTATCCGTTGGGATAACCACCAAAAGGGGCATTTTCTCTTCAATTCTTTTGAAAAGGATTTGACGAAAATCTACCCAGTAGAGGACCCTCAAGCGCATTTCTTCGGTGTAGATGTAGAAGTACATTTTAAGAATCCTACCCCACTGATTGTAAAGCAAGAGGATTGGACAGTACCAGTGGGGTGTAACTAATGACGAATTACGAATGACGAGTTATGAATGAAGAAAAGGAAATAGGCAAGAAAGCGGCTGTGATGTTGCAGAGCTCGCTAAGGAGCGAGACGGGGAAGTTTGGCAAGCACGTGCGTGGAGACAAGAACGCTTTGCAGAACGCGCAGGCAAAACCTCGTTACCGTACTTCTAAACGTATGGACGGCACCAAGCAACAGTACCTTAAAGGTATTGCGATTGTGATGGGCAAACACGGCTTCGTATATCATTATGGTATTGAGCAGGGCAGGTTGCGCAAGGCACACGAGCGTACGCGACACAAGCCGAGAGAAACGACATACCGTGTGAATGCTCACGGCTACCGCAAAGGGCAGCCTAAACGTCCTTTTATTCAGAAGGTAGTGGATAACAGTAGGGCAATGGAATATTTGGCTACGGAATTAGCACAAGCACGGGGCGAGGAGATAGTAACCTACTTAGCGCGAGGCTTGGAGAATGAGATTTGAGTAATCGGCGGGCAGTTCGGCATCAATATCGCGCAGGTACTTATCGAGGGCGGTAAAGGTAGTGTGCCCAGTGATAAGCATCAGTTGGCTCTTAGTTTCGTGCGGGGTGAGTGTTTTGCGAAACTGGCGATAGAGCTTGGTAATAAAGGTATGCCTAAATGAGTAAATACCATATTCGCTACCCATACCAAATACTTCTTTCACCTTTTTAAACCGCTTGCTCCAATAGTCGCGTTTGTTCATTTCCGTAGTTTCCCAACTCCCCACACCTTGAGGAGCAAACAGAAAGTAATTAGGATTTGTACCTTTGAGGTGTTCAATTTCCTTAAAGAGGAGTTCGGGAATGATTTTGGTTTTTTGTAGTTGGTTTTTAGCATCTACTACGAGTTGG